GTGCCTCACGTGGAGCATATTTTCTTACCTTGAAAGAGTCTGGTTTATCTGTACGGTTTATAGCCGACCTTATGGGGCTAACAGCAGTGACGATATACGCGTATCTGCGCCAAGCTCGCCTCGCTCAGGCTCAGTAGCAGCTCCATACAAACTTTGTATCGCAAGAAAGGATTTAGAATGTCTTCATCAGAACAGAAGCAGAGCGCCACCGAGCGCCACTTGCAGGATTTCATTCTCGATAAAGTAATTACCGAAGATTTCATTCCTGGTAAGGCGCACAGTACGAAGTCCTTACACCCCGACCAGTCACTATCATTTGGATGCGCCAGCGGTCATCCTGAGTCGAAAGCGATAAGGGACGCCTGGAAATTCAACTTTCCGGTAACAATCTTATCAGCATCAGACTTCGACGCATTGAGGGCAAGATAATGACTAAGGCAAATATAATAAACGACCTGTACGCAAATTATCTGGATGATAGGGTCAACGGGATTGAGGCTCTGATCAAAGCCATAACAAAAGAATCAGTAATGCTCCTCCATGACGCCGATCACGCCCAAGACTTTGTAATTGAAGTGTGGTTAGAACTCCCGGCCCTAGAAGTTACTTACAGCTTCGCAGCTTGGCTTTATAAGTGCCTGCGAAACAAAAGGGCAGGCTTGTACCGGAGTTCCCGGTCTCACAGGAAGATCAGACTGGAGCAGCCTCCCATAATTCGAGACTACGAAGGCGTTCCACTTTCAGACGAAGATGTGCTTGATTACTTCTACTTCAAGAGCATACACGAACCTAAAGACTCACCAGACGAAGAAGAGCTGCTTGCTACAATTCCTGACCCCGTAATAAGGCGCATTGGCGAGCTGATATTGGATGGCAAAAGTCAGAAAGATATAGCTGCGTTGCTTGGCATACGACCGGTAACACTGAGAAAGCGTCTTCAACGTTATCGCCGGAAGCATAACTCTAAGTAGTTTGTCACAATTTACCGTCTCCCAACGTCTTCTATCATAGAAGAATATATATTTATAGAATCCCGCGCTAACCGTCGCGGTACTCCATCTAAGAGGAGCATATAAGGTAACGGTATTATAACGGAGATCGGGGCGGCCATCATAGCCGCTCCCTCCATAAACACTCAGTAATAATATGCCACTTTTACCCCTGAGACCATGCTCATACAGCGGCTGCCGCAACCTATCACGGGAATGTTACTGCCCAGATCATAAAGCGATACACGAGCAGGAGAAGAAAGACTCTATTAAAGGTGGGTACTCTGGTAAGCCCTACGGCCATGCTTGGGATGTACTGAGCCGCAGGATACGGCACGATGAACCTGTTTGCCGTATGTGCAAGATAAGAGCAGCAACCTGTACAGACCACATAGTACCTAAGTCACAATGTGGCAAAGACAACGAAGAGAACTTGCAACCTCTTTGCAATGGCTGTCACAAGACGAAGACAGACTCCGAGAGGGTTAGGAAGTCTCATTCTTAGGCCCCAGACGGGTAGTAGAATCCATTTTTCAGCGATCACGCGGGAGCGGTGCGCCCACAAATTATCAATACCGCGAAATGAACACCGGGGGTATTCAAGCAAATTGAAGCTATCAGACCTTAAACAAGATAGTCGCAACGCCAATAAGGGCACACCGCGAGGCCGTGGCGCTGTAGCCAAGTCTCTCGAACAGTATGGTGCCGGTCGTAGCGTTCTGATCGACAGGGATGGGAACCTTATTGCCGGAAACAAGACTGCCGCGCAGGCTGCTGACGCTGGAATCGAGGAAGTGATTGTCGTTCAGACAGACGGCAGTAAGTTGGTAGCTGTGCAGCGTACTGACCTCAGCATGGACGACCCTAAAGCGCGTGGCTTGGCGATTGCGGACAACCGCGCGTCAGAACTTGGACTTGAGTGGGACGCGGACGTTCTCAAGGAGCTTTCGGTTGACCTCAATCTGGAACCGTTCTTTTCCGCCGAGGAACTTACCGAGATCACCGAGCCCGACGCGTTGCAGACTGGAGCACCCGGCCCCGAAACACTCGAAGGCCGGTACAAACAGCAGTTCGGCGTGATTTGTATCTGCGAGGATGAGGCCGACCAGCAGAAAGTTTACGAGCAGTTGACTGGCCTGGGCCTTTTTTGCCGCGTGGTGGTGACTTAATGAAACTTGAAGTACGCAACTCCTGTAAGGATTTCAACAGCTATCGCGCCGCCCGCGTAAAGTCTCTCTTCAATGCGGAGTCTGGCGCGGAGTTCAACCTCGACGCCGAGTTGGATATTGACGACTCGAATTGGAAGATCGGCGTAATCGTCGGTTCAAGCGGTTCCGGGAAATCGTCTCTTGGCCGGATGATCTTCGGGCCGGATGCGTTCTATTCGCCTGATGGATGGCCCACCGACAAACCAATCGTTGATGCCATATCACCAGAGGGCGACTTTGACGCCGTGACCGGTGCGCTTGCCGCTGTCGGCCTCGGTTCCGTTCCTTGCTGGCTGCGCCCTTACAGTGCGCTGTCCACTGGCGAACGGTTCCGCGCCGACCTTGCGCGAATCATCAGCGAGAAGCCGGAGCAAATCGTTGTCGATGAATTCACCTCAGTAATCGACAGGCAAATTGCCAAGTTCGGCGCGTTGGCTTTTCAAAAAGCCTGGAAGCGCACGAGTGGGCAGTGTGTGTTGCTGTCCTGCCACTACGATGTAATCGATTGGATTGAACCCGATTGGGTTTATGACACGGGAACTGGCAAGTTCTCAAGGGGGTCGCTTTGGCGACGCCCCAAATTCGAGCTTGAGATTTGGCAGACAGATTCAAGTTATTGGCCGCTCTTTGCTCCGCATTACTATTTGAAACTCCCGCTTCCGGTCGCCGGCCAATACTTCGTTGGCACTGTTGACGGAGAGCCAGTCTGTCACTTGGCGATGGCGACCAAGTCACTTCCTCGCGGTCAGTTTGAAGCGCGTGGAACTAGGCTAGTGGTCATGCCTGAGTGGCAGGGCGCAGGAGTCGGCATTCGATTCCTGAACGCCGTCTGCGAGATGTGGCGTCGCGGCGAAAACAAATGGAACAAGCCGCTGACCACCATTTTTCATACTTCCCACCCAGGTCTATGTGCGAGTCTTCGCCGCGATCCAAAGTGGGTACAGGTATCAGCAGTACTTTATGGCGGCAACAAGATTAGATCAACCCGCTCAATCACGAACTCAGCCACTAAGCTAGGCAGCGATCTGATTGCGCCTGGAACAGGATTCGGCGGTCATTTCCGAGCCATTCAAGGCTTCCGCTACTACGGATTGCCGGAGCAAAAACAGACTTGATGAACGTCTTCCTCTGCGTCAGAAACAATTCGGAGCGTCTGTACTCGAAGCCATCGCTAAAAGGTACTGTGTCCTCGGTGTGTCCAGTCCGCCGTTCGCAGATCATCTTTCAACCGACGGAGTACAGGTCTTCGACAGGGTAAGGGCAACCGCTGAACGCCTCCGAATTCCCTGGCAGCCAGAGGTTCGCGCCGACTCGCTGCCCTCCGGCACAGACATCATCGTCGCTGCCCACTCTCATGATTTTATAGGTCGCAAGACGCGGGATCGGGCAACCTTTGGGGCTATCGGCTTTCACCCCTCTCTGCTTCCTCTTCACAAGGGCCGTGACGCGGTGCGGTGGGCGATCCACGACGGCGACAAAGTCACAGGCGGCTCGGTGTACTGGCTAACGAACGAGATCGACGCGGGGCCAATTGCGGCCCAGCAGCACGTCTTTGTGCGACCCGGCGAAACAGCCGAGAGCCTCTGGCGTGAGCAGCTTGCCCCGCTTGGAGTCCGCTTGCTCCTGAAGACGCTGGCCGACCTGGACCACGGCCTCGCGGTCAGGGTTCCGCAGGACGAGAGCTGCGCCACCTGGGAGCCGTCGTTCGACAGGCCACCACTCTTCCGCCCAGAGCTGCCACAGCTTGGTACTACCAGCCTTCGATACGAGCTGGAAAGTCTCGACGGAGACGGACAAGGTAAATAATGCCAGGTAGAAAGCCTAAACCCACGATAAGTAAAGAGCTTGCTGGAAATCCCGGTCATCGTCCTTTGAATCAGAACGAACCAAAGCCATCTGGTATCCCCACCTGCCCGTCCTGTCTCGATGCTACTGCAAAGCGGGAGTGGACGCGCATAAGCAAGGAGCTAATAGCAGTTGGACTGCTGACTTCCGTAGACCGGGCAATGCTTGCCAGCTATTGCGATGCGTATTCCCGATGGTCAGAGGCTACAGCCGAACTAAACGAGTTAAGACGCACCAAGGGGAAGTCTGTTCTGGTTGTCGGAACCAAAACGGGTTATCCGATGCAAAATCCGTTGATAGGGATTATCAACACTGCGGCTGATCAGATGAGAAAGTTTGGAGCGGAGCTAGGACTCAGCCCATCATCCCGTACAAGATTGTCAGCAGAGTCGGTAAAACCGAGTGTAGATGACGAGTTTGCAATATCAATACCACGTGGAAACTTTAGCAGACCACCAGTCACAGAATTATTTAATAGGGATGCGTAAGTGACAATAGAGATTTTGAGTTACGCGGAACGCGCAATTTTGTACGCCCAACGGGTAACGACCGGCAAGATTATATCTTGCAAATGGGTAAAGTTAGCAGCGAAACGCTTCTTAACTGACCTCCGCAACGCAGAGAGTCGTTGGTATTTTGTACCGGATATTGCGAATGAGGTTTGCAGGGTTGCCGAGTTAATGCGGCATGAAAAAGGTCGGCTACAAGGGCAGCGTTTCAGGTTAGAGGATTGGCAGGTATTCATTCTCTGCAATATCTTCGGATTTATTGATGAGAATGGAACACGCAAGTACAGGGAAGCCTTCATCTTGGTTCCGCGTGGAAACGGTAAGAGTCCATTAGCAGCCATCATTGCAATATGGATGACTTTCTTCGATGGTGAGCCTGGGGCGGAGTCATACTGCGGTGCTGCGTCAGAGGAGCAAGCCCATGAGGTATTCAGGCCAGCGAAAGCGATGCTGGAGCAAGTACCGGAGCTCACAAAGCGATATGGCATTACAGTAGCAGCAAAAAGCATCTACCAGAGTTCTACTCGTTCCCGTTTTAAGTCAGTCATCCGAGAACCAAAGGACGGAGCGAGTATCTATCTTGCGGTGCTGGATGAGTGGCATCAGGCATTAGATGCGGTACAGTACGACTGCTTCAAGACGGGTGCCAATAAGCGCAAGAACTCGCTCCTGTTAGAGATTTCAACGGCTGGTGTTTCAACTCAAAGCCCTTGCCTTGAGAAGCAAAGGGAAGTTGAGAGAGTATTAGACGGCACGGTAGAAAACGACCGGCTGTTTGGGATTATTTACACGGTAGACCCGGAGACAGACTGGACAACTCGTGATGCACTCGTTATGGCAAACCCAAATCTGGGTATTAGCAATGATGAAGAGGCACTCCTTTTAGACCAAGCCGAGGCTGTCCGCAACTCGGCGAAGCAAAACATCTTCCGCTGTAAGCATTTGAACCAGTGGATGACCGCGACAACGGCATGGATGAATGCGACTAATTGGCAAACTTCAGGTGTAGACGAATCATTCCTCACCGAAGAGTTCCTCAAGAGTTGCGAGTGTTTTATAGGGCTTGACTTGGCCTCGGCAGTAGATATAGCGGCAGTGGTCAAGGTGTTTCGCAGGTTGCAGGACGGCAAGTATCACTATTACATCGTGCCGCGATTCTATCTGCCGGAAGCAAGGACAACCGACCCAACGTGCCAGCACTATCAAAAGTGGGTGCATGACGGTTATTTAGTTTCAACCGAGGGAGCGGAGATTGACTTTGCAAGAATCTCCGCAGACTTGATAAAGGACGTTGATAAATACAATGTCAAAGCTCTATGTTATGACCCGTGGGGCGCAACCGACATAACGCAGCAATTTGAATCACGCACAGGGATAATGCGTGTCAAGGTTCCTCAGCAAGTTAAATTCCTGTCAGAACCGATGAAACGGCTCGAATCCGGTGTGCTGAATGGAACGATGCACCACGACAATAACCCATGCATGAACTGGCAAATGGGGAACGTCGAGATTAAGACGGATTTTAACGACAACATCTTCCCTCGCAAGAATAAGCCAGAGGATAAGATCGACGGTCCCGTCGCAACAATTATTGCTTTGTCTCAGGCGATTCAAGCACCATCTTCTGAGCGTAAATATACGAGAATCACGTTTTTCTAAACGGCGGCATGAATGAACGAATTGATTAGTCTTAATCTTAGCTTCCCGCTCGAAAAGCGTGACGGCGTGAACCTTAACCAATCTGGGGTCTCACTTGCCGCTGGACTTACCGCTCTTGGAATGGGGACATTCACCGATAGTAATGAATCTGTCAATGAGCGCACAGCGTTTGAAGTTCCCACGTACCTTACCTGCGTCCGTATTCTTTCAGAGTCGATTGGTTCCTTGCCCCTGCGTGTGTATGAGAAGATGCCACGCGGGCAGCGTCCGGCGCCTGACCATTATCTCTACTATCTGCTTACCGAGCGGCCCAACCCGCAAATGTCCGCAACGGTGTTCTTTCAAACGCTCATGACAGCAGCAGCCGGTTGGTCGAATGCATACGCCAAGATTGAACGCGATTCAAGCGGAGCGCGGCCTGTAGCACTGTGGCCGCTGTGCCCCTGGAAGACAAAGCCGGTTCGTAAGAATGGCCTGCTCACTTTTGAGACAACCGATACCGCCGATGGATTACCTGCAACGATCAAGTCTGAGGATATGCTTCACATTGTTGGCTTCTCCTTCGATGGTTTGCAAGGAACGGCTTTTATCAGGATGGCTCGTCAGTGCATCGGTTTAGCAATGGTAGCCGCTCGTTTTGGCGCTCGATTCTACGCTAATGGGGCGCGTAATAGCTTCTTTTTGCAAGCTGACCATGACTTAACGCCTGAAGAAATGACAGAAATGCGTCTTGATGTAGAGGCGCTATCCACGGGTGCAAATGCATGGCGGGTTGCCAATCTTCCAAACGGTGTAAAGATTGTCCCGGTCGAGACAGACGATAATGCACTTGCCGAGTATACGACCACATCCAAGTACACGCGAGACGAAATAGCTGCATTTATGCGCGTGCCCGGTTACATGGTGGGGTCCACAGAGAAAATTCTTAAGTCGACGGTGGAAGCGCAGAACAGAGAGTTTCTTTCATACTCATTGCAACCGTGGCTGACTAAGATTCAGCAAGAATTTCAATATAAGTTGCTCCCCTCGGTGGGTCGTGCGGCTAACCAGTACACCCTCCGCCACTACTTGGATGGACTTCTAGCAGCAGACACACTGACACTCACAGCCAAGCAAACTGCGGGCAGAATGGGCGGCTGGCTGTCGGCCAACGACATCAGGGAGCAGTTGGGCATGGAGTCTGTCGAGGGCGGTGACGTATATATTCGTCCGTTAAACTATGTCGATGCTGCGCAGGATTCAGTGCCGGAAGAGACAGACACCGACCCCACTGATACCAGCCCGGATGAAAAGACTGACGCTGACAACAACGACCCTGAGACTGTGCAAGCAGCAAAAGCAACGCAGATGATACAGCAGGTTCAGAAACAGCAGCCAAGGTCTGTGCTTGAGCCTCTCTTCAATGATGCATACAGCAGACTCCAGAGTCGCAGCAGGAAAGATACAGCCGCGATAGCTCAGACATTGACGCCGGTCTGTAACGCAGCCGGTGCATATTTCAGAATCGGCAATATGGCCGGTCCATCCGAACAAAAGGCAATTGATAAATACCTCACCGGCCTTGAGACCAGGATCGGCAAGACAACCGCCGACGCCGAATTCAGAAAGTTATTGAAAAGTCTTGTCTTCGCTATTGAAGAAGACGCCGCCGAAATTAGAGCTAAAGAAAAGTTGAAGGACATTACAGATGAAGAAACGCGAAATTAGGTCAACTACATCGGATTTGCAAACCACTGGCAACATCCTTACGGGGTACATCGCACGATTCAATTCCTTGTCGGAAGACCTGGGCGGATTCCGCGAAATGCTGTCTCCTGGTTGCTTCTCGTCTTCATTGACAGCCGGTACAGCCATCCGTGCTTTGGCTAATCACAACACCGACCATTGCCTTGGCAATACGGCGAGTGGCACGCTGCGGCTTCATGAAGATAACAAGGGACTGGCCTTCGAGTGCGATCTACCCGACACCACGGCGGCACGAGATCTGAAGATCAGCGTTAGCCGGGGTGATGTAACAGGCTGCTCTTTCGGATTCTGCACCGTTGCCGACTCCTGGACTGCTGACGCCGAAGGCAGAAACATTCGCACGGTCAAGGATACAGAACTTTATGAAGTCTCAGTCGGTGTCACCTTCCCCGCCTATTCAAGCCCCTCGGCTCAATTGCGGAGTATGTTTCCCGATGGGGAAATCACCATCCCTGAAACTCGTGATAACCCGGACATCCCGGACGTGGCCCTCGATGACAATGCAGAGGGTGACTGCCAGTGTGATTGTGAGCAGTGCCAAGCTGATGCTTGCGCCATTTGCAGCAATGAAGATTGCAATGACCCTAACTGTGATTGCCAAAATATAAGAGCTATCATGCTGGCTTTAGAAGTCGCTAAAGAGTTTTAACACAATATACTTCGCTGCCAAGTGCGGCCCTTGAATGGGCAAGCGAGATAACAACAACCCGCCAGAGCTTGCACGCCGCAAGCCGTAAAGCAACAACGCAGTGAATAGGCAACCCCTATTGAGTTTTACATAATGAGCAAAGCAATTGTACTCCGCGAACAGCGTGCCAAGTTGGTAGCTGACGCAAACGCACTGGTGCCCTCAGACATGAAGCTGTTTACCACCGAGCTACGCACCAAGGTGGAAGCCATGCTGGCCGATGCCAAGGGTCTGGATTCTCTGATTCAGTCTTTTGAGGCCGAAGAGCAGCGCACCGAAGAGACTCGCGCCAAGGCGTTGAATCTTTCTAATACCGGCTCTTCGGATGCCGTAGACCAAGAAGCAACCGGCAAGGCATTCCGCAACTACCTTCGTACCGGCAAGATTGAAACTCGTGAACTTCAGGTGTCCGCTGATGGCATCCTGATTCCAACCTTTGTCGCACAGCCTGTGGTCGCCAAGAAGTCTCCGGGGCAGATTTATGACCTCGTTGGCAAGATGGCAACCGAGACCGGCGCTCCCGTGAAAGTCCCTTACTGGAATGACCTGTCAAACGCCTGGGTACTCAACTCTGCCGGTCTGACTACGACCGACCCGACTGTATCTGCCGGTCCCACCATCTCGATTGATGACCTGCGCTTCAACCCGCTCTTACTGGATAACAGCTTGATTACGGATGCTGCGTTCGACATTCAGGCTCAGGTAGTTTCGGACATTTATACCCGCTACATCCGCAATGTGTCTCAGTGGATTACGACCGGCAACGGCTCCAACATCGCTGGCTTGACTTCCATCACTGCTGGTGTCACGAGTGGCGCATCAGGCACGGTCACTTACAAGGACATTATCAGCCTTATCACCACGCTTGACCCGGCGTATACGGCTGATGCTTGCTTGGCCTTCAACACGGCCACGATGGGCTATGTACTGGAGATTCTCGACAACAACGGTCGTCCAATCTTCACTCCGTACACTGATGCTCCCACCACAGGTTACGCCGGTGGAATCTTGGGCTACCCAGTCAAGATTAACCAGTACCTGCCCAACGTAGCGGCCTCTGCCGTTGCTATGCAGTTCGGCGATTTCAAACAGGGTTATATGCTCCGCGAGGTAAACCCCGGCATCCGCGTCAAGTTCCTTGACCAACTCTACATGGCACAGAATCAGGTCGCTTACGTGGCCTTTGCCCGTGCGGGTGGTGTTGTCCTTAACGCTGGGATGCCTCCGGTCCTGTCCCTCACCGTCCACGCCTAAACCATAACCGGGGGCTGCTCAACCCAGCCCCCATAACCAAGGAATCCATGCTAATTAAACTCACCCAGTCATTTCTGTACATCCCAACGATGATGATTCGCGGCTCTGTCGTGGACGTGCCCGACGAGATTGCCGCCGAGTGGTTAGCTGCTGGTCTGGCTGTGACGGTCACACCAGTAGTAGAGACCGCAACGAAGCCGCCCTATGAAAAGGCCGTGCGTAAAACCAAGAGGCTATAAATGTCCATATCCTTACAATGGAATTCAAACACGGGCAGTGAACCTCTGGCTCTTGCTGACGTAAAGAACTTCCTGAAAATCGACACGACCGACACGACCGATGACACGCTCATTACGGGTCTGATCACTGCTGCCCGTGAGAGAGCGGAGACAATTACTGGCCGTTCTCTGATTACAAGCAATTGGACATACTGGCTGGACTCCTTTCCGTATGGCTGGCAGGAGAATACTGGTCCGGCCAGAAACACCATCAACAGATTCCAGAA